GGCTGCGAGCCGCATCAGCGACCAGCACGTCTGCATACCAGGGAAGAGCCGGATCATCGAACACGTCGATGGTCATGGTCACGGCTTCCTTGACTGTCGGAATCTGGCGCTTGACCTTATCTGAAATCGTCGTAATGTCCGCAAACTGTTGAGCACCGCCAGAAGCATTAACGCCTTTGACCTGTGACAACTGCGACCACGCCGTTACTTTCTTGAACGTGGCACCAGTGGCACCAGTACCGATTGGGTACTTGGTTGTATCCGAAGTATCAATTCCTTCAAGCGTGAAGGAAACAGTAGTTGATACTGTCGCAACACGTGCAAGGCGTTGATCCAGCAATCCCCACGAGGAAGCGATTAGAACATAATCGCCGACAGCCAGTGAGTGAGTAGCCGTAACTGATGCAGGGCTCGCGTTACTGATCGCAGTAATCGTAGTACCCGCAGCAGCGTATGCAGGAGAGTAGGTTTTTGCAATAGAGACCGTAGATCCCGTACTAAGCGTGATGGCCATTTATAATCCTTTATCAGTAAATAGATCTGGTGGCCGAATAGGGCCTGTCTACGATTTTACCGATTTGAGATTTTCAGAATGACATATAACTAAACGACGTTTATTATTTTCAACCTCGTGTGCTAAAATGGCACTGAGGAGAAAACCGATGACGAAAGAAAAATTACAAGAGTTGATGCACGAAAAAAGGCTCACCGCGAAAATGGTGGCGTACAAGGTCTACGTGACCCCTGCTGCGGTTTACAACTGGCTGAAAGGGAGTCGCCCAATCCCCAGGCTTGCCTGGGAGCACTTGATCTTGCTCACGCAGAAGGAATCTGCCGGGTCGATAGACTTCACAAAATGGTGAATTTTGATTGCACAACCCTGTATGGTGCGCTACAATACGCGAATACTACGGAGATTTCTGATGCCACCAAAAAAGACAACTGCCCAATTCATAGAAGAGGCAACCGCACGATTCGGGGATAAGTACGACTATTCCCTTGTGGAGTACAAGGGTTCCCACCACAAGGTCAAACTGATTTGTAACGAGCATGGTGTGTTCGAGCAAGCGGCTAGAGAGTTCCTGGATAAAGGTCGTGGATGCCCTTCGTGCTCCAGTAGAAAACCAATGACTACGGAGAGGTTCATTTCAGAGTCTTCCGATAAGTATGGTGGAGTCTACGACTACAGCAAGTCCGTCTGCACTGCAACCGCACAAAAGGTTTGCGTAATTTGCAAGGTGGATGGGCATGGTGAGTTTTGGCCTGTTGCCAACAACCACATACGCGGTAAAGCTGGTTGCCCAAAGTGTGCCGGCAACGTACCGCTCGGTAGTGATGTTTTCCTAGCACGTGCAAACGAACTGCACGATGGGAAATACACCTATGGAGATATTGCATACACAAATAACACAACGCCCGTTGAGATTTTCTGTAAAGAACATGGTGCATTCCTTCAGTCCCCAATGGCGCACCTAGCTGGTCAAGGGTGTCCGAAGTGTGCCAACAAGGGTCACATAACCACCGAAAGTTTCATAGCTCTTGCCCGATCAATACACGGGGATAAGTTCGACTATTCCCTATCGGTATTCAAAACCGCAAAATCAAACATGATCATACGCTGCAACGAGCATGGTCATATCTTTCATCAAACATACGGAAGTCACATCCATCAAAAGGCTGGCTGTAACAAATGTGCCAAGAGTTTTTTGCGTACCACACAGGAGTTTATTGATGACGCTATTGCTGTCCATGGTAGCACTTATGATTACAGCAAGGTTGTATACACAGGCACGAGCGAGCGAGTGGTTATCATTTGTAAGGTCCACGGAGAGTTTGAACAAATAGCGGGTTCACATTTGAGTGGACAAGGCTGCGCCAAGTGTTACTCTGAAAATAGAAAATATACAACCGAGGAGTATATTGAGTTAGCCCGTGCTGCGCACAACGACAAATACACCTACGAGAACGTCACTTACTCTGGAATGACAACACCTGTTGTCGTAACGTGTCCAGAACATGGAGATTGGTCTGTTATAGCTGGTGCCCACTTACATCGTAAGACGGGTTGCGCTAAGTGCGCAAGTGTATCTCTTCTAACCACAGATGAGTTCGTAGCTAAAGCTAGAAAAGTGCACGGAGATAAATACGAATACAGTAAGGTAGAGTATGTGAACTACAACACCAAGATAACTGTTACCTGCAAAAAGCACGGAGATTGGTTGCAAACACCAGATTCTCACCTGCAAGGTAAGGGTTGTTCTATCTGTGCCAATGTGGGTCCATCAAAAGCACAATTGGCAATATCAGAGTTTCTGACAAATTACACGCCTGTAATTCTGGAACATAAATTTCCTGGTTCTACCCGGAGATTTGATATTTATCTTCCAGAGAAGCATCTTGCGATTGAATACAACGGACTGTACTGGCACTCTAGTCGAACAGAAGCAATTGAGCGCGAATCGGAAAAACATGCCTTGGCTAAAGCCAATGGAGTCAGAGTGATAACAGTGTTTCAAGATGAGTGGCACTATCAACCAGATGTTGTTCAGAATACACTGTTGTCTGCAATGGGTGAGTTGCCTAAAATTTTTGCTAGGAAATGTACAGTGATGCCCTTAACTACCGAGGACGTTGGTCACTTTTATCTGGAAAACCATGTTCAAGGCAGCCCACAGAGCAGCGTGCATTTTGGCTTATTCAATTCAGGCGACCTTGTTGCTTGCATGAGCTTTGGCATGCTACGCTCCAGTCGCAGGAATACAGACAGGCGGCATTGGGAATTGACACGCTATGCTTCAACATGCACTGTGGTCGGAGGCGCGTCAAAACTCTTGAAAGCCTTCCGCAGAGAAAATCTGGCTGACAAATTGACCAGCTACTCCGACGCTAGAATGTTCAGCGGGAACATGTACGCACAGCTTGGGTTCACTCGCACGCATCAAACACTACCAGACTATTACTATGTCAATCTACGGGTAGCCACCTGGAGAGTGCACAAAGCTAAGTTCCAGAAGAAGCACCTAGCGAAGCTATTTCCTGGTTGTGACATTGAAAACAAAACCGAAAAGGAAATCTGCGAGGAGAACGGCTACTACCAGGTGTATGACTGTGGTAAGGTCAGGTGGGACTTGGACCTGTCCACATAAATAAAAACAGCCCGTAAGGGCTGTTTTACTGATAGAAGTAGAATGGTACTCGCAGGTCCGTGCTGTTCCACCCATTTCTGGCTTGCTTACGTCCAGGCCTCGGGCATTGCAAGGTGACGCCTGTGAGTTTCTGGTACTTCAACAGTTCTCGCAGAAAGTTCAGGCGCAGGGCTGCATCTCGTGTGCCGGCCCCATCCTTTACAAACATCTGCAACAGGATTTCCCCATAGCTGGCAGTGATTGGCGCAGGATCTATGTCTTGTTGCACACTATCCGTGAAGTTGATACTGACCCGCAGAAAGGTCGAGCCTATGGTGTCCAATTCAACCGTGACCGTGTTCTCATAGAAGACCTTGACCGCAGGGTAAGCCGTGGTCCATGCAGGGTGTAGATACGCCACAATGGCGTCTCTGGCTTGTACTTCGGTGGTCATACGCCTATAGTCCTTAACATTTCAAACTGAGACTTGCCAATATGTGAAAACCTGTGTAAGACTGCGTCTTTTGCTCTTTCAACTACATGGGACGCATCTGGGCTTGAGTTCTCCGGCCTGAAATCAATCTCGCCGTTCTCAATCTTCCAGGCATAATACTCATCGTGGTGAGCACTATTGGATAGGTAAATAGAAGTCCCTAACTTTCGCTTCCTGGCAGCCTCAATTCTCGGTCCTGCTTTGGCAAGTGCGTACTCAATCGCGTTCGGGTCCCCTCGTTGATAAGGTTCTACGATACCAGCTTCCACCATAGCCCGGTTGATAAAGTGGGCAGGCCTCCAAAGCTGTGAGGGTGTATCGTAGCTTGCTTCCCATCCCGAGACAAAATCCCCAGAGAATTGTGGAGACTCGTCCACTATCTCAAACAAAGCCTCTTGTGCAAGCCCTCCGGCAGCCTCTTGCACAGCCCGGCCCACCGCAGCAAACCAACCCTTGACCTTTGCATCAAACTGGTCAAGCCCTGCGGACATGACAACTCCACGTGCTCTCATTCTGCACGGCTAGGATTCGCCACACGCCATCCGAAAGCGTCAGGGTGTCCGACACTTTGGGTGTGACCGACTTCGGCATAAACACCTGCATGTCCCCGCGCTGGTACGTGGCACTGCCCAGGCTCAGGTAGGTGAAGTGTTCGCTCCACTTGACCCGGAGGATCTTCACTGACGAGGTTGAGCCTGTGTAGGTATCGGTCAGTGGGTCATAGGTCTGCGCACCAAAACTGATAGTCTCGAACGTGGGCAGTTCAAGTTCGTTGGCCAGGGCCACCCGCAGGCCTGATGTCGACAGATAGGACTGCTTGACCAGGAACCAGCGCGTGTCCATCTGGATGAGGCTGTCCGAGGGTGCTGACTCCGACCCCGCAAGAAACACTTGGTATTGTGGTGGGTACTTGCTGTTGTCGTTGGCCTCTGGCATGTACTTGCTGAACACTAGGGCTGCATAGGCTTGTGTTGGGGCTGCATCGACAAGCGCATTGGCAATCGTGGTCAGGTTTGCCAGCGCGTCCGCGCCTTGGATGATAAGCGTAACTCGAATAGCCTCTCCCTTGAAGTAATCAGGTGCACCGTGCCCCACAAGATAGACTTGCCCATCTATGGTTATTGCCCCTCTTGTGGGGACGGTGACGTTCGGTAAGATGGTAACTTGGCGCTTCTTAATCACCACACCATCTATCTTGGAGAAGGATAGGGGTTCAAACTGCACCATGAAGGTATCAGTGCCGTAGGCGTCAGTAGCTTCCTGCGTGTTGAACCTGTGGACGATCTGGGAGAGTTTCATTGCTATTAGATGGCCGGTTGAGCAACAGCCCGTACCAATGCCATGATTCCGGTCTGAATGTCGGTCTTGCCGATTGCAGCCCAACGGAAAGGTTCAGCCTCCTGAAATCTGCGCCATTCGGCCCTGTCAACGTCAGTGGGCGTTGAGTTGTGTGCAGCCTTGCATTTGGCCTCGTTAGATTCTGTCAGCATGCATACGAGTTGCCCTTGCAAGGTTAGTAGGTTTGCACCCGCCAGCTTAATCTTGTTCATCAGTTCAATTTCTTCGGTTGTCAATTCCCGATAGCCTTTGATATGCCGATGTTGATTTTCCATGTCTAGTTCCTTTAGGTTACGTGCCCGTGCCCGTGACCGGGTCAGATGACGGGCTGATGATGCCGAACAGCACACGGGGGGTCGGCGCTGTGGTGGCGGTGCCCATGGCAAGCAAAAGGGCTGCCAGCCGGGCCTTGGCCTGGTCGAACTGTGGGGTGATCGCCGCCACGGTTTCCTTGTACCCGGTGTCGAAACGCTGCCCCTGACTCTTTCCGTCCGTGACCTGCTTCGCCGCGAACATCGGCAGCGACGGGGTCAGCCTCAGTGCTACCGCAAGGGTGGCGAAGATAGAACAAGCCTTCAAGAAGCGTATTTCCAGCGCCGTGGGGACGCTCACAGCTTTGGTCGTGGCGTAGGTGTCAGGGAGCGTGACAGCGATGTCCTCCAGGTCTTGCGTGAGGTAGTCGTCGTACAGGTCGAGGCCGAGTGTTTCGTCGGTCAGGTCATCCGTGCTCACCCCGAGCGTAGCCCGGATCGAAGCGTAGGTCGTGTAATCAGTCAGCATGGAAAACTCCTTCGTGGCATTTTACCATGAGATGACAGTTTGCTGTGAAGTGGTGAATGTGTGGTGGAAGTGGACAGTTGACATCTGGTCGGGACGGCGTATAATTCACAGTGTTACTTCTACCAACGGAACTTACATGCCAAGAAAAATAACACAGGAAGAGTTCAACTCCAAGATGGTGGAGAACTATGGAGATACGTTGGACACATCACACTTCATCTATACCCGTTACAACGGAAGGGGTGTTGTGATATGCCCGGTGCACGGGGAATACGAAGTGTCAGCACAGAATCTCTTGAAGGGGTTTCGGTGCTCCAAGTGCTATCACGTATCCCAAACAGGGAAATACAAGGACGGCATCGAGACGTTCATCAGGAGAGCACAAGAAGTTCATGGGGACAAGTACGACTATGGGCGCGCTGTTTATCGTGGGGCCAAGCGGAAGTTGACGATTGTCTGCCCAGAGCACGGCGCGTTTGAGCAAGAAGCATGGTCACATTTATCAGGCAGAGGGTGCGCTCTCTGTGGAGATGCAAGAATTGGAGAACTCACAAGGTTATCGCATGATGAGTTCGTGGAGAGGGCAAAGTCCGTGCACGGGGACACCTACGACTTGAACCTGGTCAACTACGCTGGTATGGGGGAGAAGGTCAAAGTTGTATGCAAAGTGCACGGTGCGTTTTCCGTACAGGCCGGCAATTTCATCTATAAGAAAACTGGATGTAGCAAATGTAAAAACTTGAAAACGTCAGAGAGATCGCGCAGGTCCCTGCAATCTTACGCGGAAGCGTGTTCTGTCAAGCACGGAGGTCGTTTCACCTATGTCGATCTGACCTACAAAAACTCTGCTGCCTATTTAACAATCGTATGCCCTCAACACGGTGAGTTTCAACAGTTGGCGCAGGACCACTTGAGGGGTGTCGGGTGTGTCAAGTGCAGCAAGCCTGTGTTTGACCAGCAATCGTTCCTGCGGGCTGCATCAACAACACACGAGGAAAAGTACGACTACAGCAATGCCGTCTACGTCAGCGCTTTTGAGAAAGTGAAGATCGTTTGCCAGGAGCACGGGGAATTCTTGCAGGCCCCTACTTATCACGTCAATCAATCACACGGGTGCCCTCGGTGCGCAGGTGTCGGGCCATCCTCTGGGCAACTTGAAATACTGGAGTTTCTGAGAGGTAAAGCAGATGCGATCTGTGAGTTCCCACTAGCTGACTCAAAGAAGCGTCTCGACATCTTTATACCGTCCAGGAATCTTGCGGTAGAGTATCATGGATTGATTTGGCATAGCACCGCCTTTGCCGCTGACCGTCTAAAAGACAGCGTAAAGCACAAAGAAGCGGAATCCAGTGGGATCAGGATCATCCACATCTATCAAGACGAGTGGTTGAATCAGCGCCCTGTGGTTGAACGCACTCTTTTGTCGGCCCTCGGGGATCTGCCAAAAGTGGCGGCCAGAAAGACAGATGTCATTTTGTTGGATAACAAAGCGGCCAATGAGTTTTATAGGAAGAACCATCTTCAAGGGTCAACCAACCCTGCTGTCTCTGTGGGGCTTTACCATGACGACGTTTTGGTTGCTGCTATGTCGTTTGCAATGTGTAGAAGTGTCAGAACAAACACTGATAAAGGGCTTTGGGAACTTCAAAGATACGCGGCCTCAATGACGGTTGTCGGTGGCGCAAGCCGACTTCTCAAGCATTTCCTTGCCCTTGATCTGTGCCACACCATCGTTTCCTACAGCGACAATAGGTTGTTTACCGGCAACATGTACAAGCGGATCGGCTTCACCCTCGTGCACGAGACTGAACCAGACTACTGCTATGTGTCAAACTCCATCAAGGATGGACGCATTCACAAGTCGAAGTTTCAGCGGAAGCATCTTCCAAATAGGCTGACCAACTTTGATCCTGACAAGACAGAAGTAGAAAACTGCTTCAACAACGGTTGGTATCAGTTGTTTGATTGTGGAAAGAGGAAGTGGGTTTTGTCCGTATAAAAGAAAACCCCGGCCGAAGCCGGGGTTGCGTTCAGCGATTGCTTACGCGTAGGTCAGAACGTCGTGCGCATCCAAAAATAATCTTCGGGTTATTTGTCCGAAGTCGTATCGCATGGCCGAGCCACGGCGGAGCACGAAGTCTTCTTGCGCCTGATAACTGGCGTTCGTCGAGGTCACCCGGTGCAGGGCCGAGCGAGCGTCGATGCCCAGGATCGTCTTCGCCGTCCAACCAACAGTCGGGTCAACGATGAAGATCGGAAGTTCCGGTGCCCAGGTCGGGTTCGAGACCGTGACAACGCTGTCGATCCGCTTGCTGCCCGGATTGTCCTGAACGACGGTGGGGCGACCAGTGCGGTTTTCGATGGCCATGGCACCGGCAATGTCGGTGACCAGGTGCGTGATCCGACGCTTTTTCGAGTTGGCGTACAGCCAGCTAATCCAGGCCAGTTGGGTGATGCCGGCCGTGGCCGCTGCATCCAGAGACAGCGCCGTCACCGACTTGCCGAGCGAGGCCAGCGAGGCCTGACCAACGTCTGGGTCACCGGCAAGGATACCGACCAGATTCTCGTTGGCGCGAGCATTGCGCTCATTTGCCACCTGACGGGCGATTGCCAGAACGATCAGGTCGAGATTGACGTACTTCGTAACTTGCTCCGACCATTCGACGCCGAGCGACCACGTCGGGATCCTGACGGACTTTTCAGCCGTGGTCACGGACAGCATCGCAGCCGGCTTGGCGAGTTGCGAAATCACCTGCGACCGCGCCGCTTCCGGAGCAGCGTAGTTGATTTCCGGCCAGAGCAGCCATTCGTCAGCAATCGTCTCGTCCAGCGCGATCATGGCGTCGAACGCGTTGGCGTTCATGTCCAGGTCGCTGACCAGCTTGTCTTCGATCAGGGCACCAATCGCCGGCATGAGCAGGACCCGCGCCTGGTTGTTGGGCTGACGAACGACAGCGCCGGCTTCGAGGACGGTGCGACCTTCCAGGACAGCGTTCAGGCGCTGCGGACGGATGCCGTACTTCTTGTTCGGAACCAGGACAATACCTTCGCTCGCGCAGAGTTGCGAGAAGGCGTCGCCATGCTTCTCTGCGTCGGTCGGCAGGGTCGCGTTGATGTGGTCGCGGAGCGAGACACCCCCCTGCGACGCTTCCCGGACCAGGTCCAGGGTCACTTCAAATTGCTGAGTCGCACCTTGTGCGTCGATAAATGCAGCCATTACTGTTTCTCCTTAGCGGGTAACACGTTCGATGATGCCGAAATCACCAACCGCGCCAGCGCTGTCGAAAGAGATCAGCCTCCAGGCGAAGATTGCGTTCAAGGCTTGTTGGCCCGCCGCCGTCAGATCCGCAGGCACCGCACCGGGTTGGTTGGTGGCTTTGCGAACTTTCGGGGGCGTGCTGATGGTCAGTGCCGTGTCCTTGGCAACCGGGGTGCCGCAGACAACGTAGTCGCCGATGGCGATGGAACCCGTACCGGCCGCTTGCGAACCGTCGAGCAGGACGCGCTTGCGACCTTGAGGATCAACCGAACCAATGCTGAAGTC